CGCCTTGATATTTATGGGCAAGGATGGTTTGAAACACTATCCTCTACAACGATACGTGGTAGAAAGAGATGGTAATGGTAATGTTATAGAAATCATTACTAAAGAATTAGTAAGTCGTAAGGTTTTGGGCATAGCACCCCCTCCTAACGAAAAGCCAAACGGCGAATACGGTGCTACAGAAGACGACGCTGAGGTATACACCTGTGTTAAGATGGACGAGAGCAGCGGTAACTGGAGATGGCATCAAGAAGTGGACAACATGATCCTAGATGGTAGCCAGAGCACAGCACCGAAGAACGCCTCGCCATGGTTAGTGCTTCGATTCAATACAGTAGACGGAGAGGACTACGGACGTGGTAGAGTAGAAGAGTTCATTGGGGATCTAAGGAGCCTTGATGGATTATCTCAAGCTCTCGTAGAAGGTGCAAGTGTTGCAAGTAAAGTTATCTTTCTTGTGTCACCATCTGCTACAACCAAGCCGGGTACTCTTGCCAAAGCGGGTAACGGAGCTATCATACAGGGTAGACCAGAAGACGTAGGAGTCGTGCAAGTCGGTAAGACAGCAGACTTTGCTACAGCTGCAAACTTAGCAGCAGCAATAGAGAGAAGAATACTTGAAGCTTTCTTGGTTATGAACATCAGGAACGCAGAGAGAGTAACTGCTGAAGAGGTACGCCTCACGCAGTTGGAACTAGAAAAGTCTTTGGGTGGCTTATTCAGCTTACTCACAGTAGAGTTTCTAGTACCATATTTAAACAGAACTCTGTTAATACTACAGAGATCAAACCAGATACCAAGGCTACCTAAAGATGTCGTAAGACCAAAGATAGTTGCCGGTATCAATAGTCTAGGTAGAGGACAGGATAACGAATCCTTGACTAGATTTATACAAACAGTTGCAGCAACCCTTGGCCCAGAAGCTTTGGTAAAATATATAGATCCGAGCGAAGCTATCAAACGACTAGCAGCGGCACAAGGTATCGACGTACTCAATCTTGTACGTACAGCAGAACAACTAGAACAGCTCAAAGAGCAAACAGTACAAGACAAGACTAATCAGTCACTTGTAGATCAAGCCGGTCAGCTAGCTGGTACACCACTTATGGATCCTAGCAGAAACCCTGACTTAGCAGATCAAGCAGCAGCTGTACTAGGTAACTTACAACCACCAGAAGAGTAAATGTCAGAAACATTATCATACCAGCCAGAGACACAAACTGAAACTAATCTAGATCAGCTCACAGCAGAAGAACAAGATTCTATGAAAGTGGGTGAAGCGTTAGAACAACAACAGGAGACACTACTAGCTGGTAAATATAAAAATGCAGAAGAACTAGAAAAGGCATACGTAGAGTTACAAAAGAAACTTGGCGACAACAAAGAGGATGCAGAGCAAGCCAGTGCAGAGGAGAAGACTGAGGAGAAACCACAGCTATCCGAAGGTGCTAACTTAATTACTTCAGCAAGCGAAGAATACTTTGCAAATGGTAACAAGTTATCGCCAGAAACTATGGCTAAGTTCTCTTCTTTATCTAGCCAAGATCTTATCAAAGCCTACATGGAGGTACAATCTAATCCTGAGTTTCAAGCTCAGGCAGCAGCACCAGCTGAGATTACTACATCACAGATCAACCAGATCAAAAACTCAGCAGGCGGCGAGAAAGCCTATGCTAATATAGTAAACTGGGCAAAGACTAATCTACCACAAGACCAGATAAATGCGTTTGATGAGGTAGTTAATACAGGCAGCGTACAAGCTATACAACTAGCTGTGTCTGGATTAAAGTCACAATATGATAACGCAAATGGAGTCGAAGGTAGAATGGTAACAGGTAAAACAGCCCCCAACAACGGGGATGTCTTTCGTAGTCAAGCGGAACTTGTCCGTGCTATGAATGACGCAAGGTATGATAGCGACCCTGCCTACAGGCAAGATGTTATCGAAAAACTAGACAGATCAGATTTGGAGTTCTAATTATGCCCGGACATTACGGAAAAGCTATGCCAAAAGGCAAGAAGAAAATGACAGCAGCAGAAAAGAAAAAGATGCTTGCTAAACTCAAGAAGAAAAAGTAATGGCTGATCCATACGACGTAAACAGACGGATCTATCCAGAGGAGTCAAAGTCAGAAACTTTCTCTCCTCGTAGACCATTCGGCAAAAAGAAAAAGCCAATAAGATACAAACAGTTAGAGTTAGATCTAGCTCGTATCGAAAAGAAAAGAAAATCCACACAAAGAGTAAACACATGACACACCACAACCACGAAAATCAGAAATGGCATCCAGCAGAGGAGCTTAACGGAAGACTAGCTATGATAGGTATAGTTGCAGCTCTACTCAACTACGCTTGGACAGGGCAAATCATACCCGGAATCTGGTAATGCCAAAAGGTAAAGGTGGCTATAGCCCCGGTCAAAAAAAGATCGCACGTGTTGCACCACCTCGCAACAAGATCACAGGGGCAGACTTCGCAGCACTAAGAAAAAATGGCAAGAAAAAAGGGAGTAAGCCTGTCTCTCGGAAGAGGTGAGAAGAGCCGCAAAGGCGGCCTAACAGCTAAGGGAAGAGCCAAGTACAATCGTGCCACTGGCTCTAATCTCAAAGCCCCTCAGCCCGGAGGAGGAGCTCGTAAAAGGTCTTTCTGTGCTCGCATGTCTGGCATGAAAGGCCCACTCAAAAAACCAAACGGCAAGCCAACAAGAAAGGCACTTGCCTTACGTAGATGGAAATGCTAACATGGCAATGACGTACACCGAGGACGGTAAAGTCCGCAAGAGAAATGGCAACAAAGTTGCTATGGATATTAGCCCAAGAAATCTTAAAAATCTACAAAAGCGACTCAAAGATGATGACTTTACTGGTGGAGCAAACCTAGATAAAGCTATCGAGGAGCAGAGAAGACTTAAGAAAATGATGAAAAACAAAAAGGGTAAAGCATAATGGCACACAAGAAAGGATCAAAATGTGGCTGCAAGCATGGAGGTAAGAAACGCTGATGGGTAAGTTATGTCCACGCGGTAAAGCAGCTGCCAAAAGAAAGTTCAAGGTCTACCCCTCTGCATACGCAAACGCATACGCTGTTAAGGTATGTAAGGGTCAGGTCAAAGCTGGTGGCAAGAAGAAGACTGCCCCCGGCTATAGCAAAGCGAAAAGAAGATGAGCTTACGTAGATGGTTCCAAGAGAAATGGGTTGACACCAAAACTGGTAAGCCCTGTGGCAGACAGAAAGGTGAGAAGCGTAAAGGCTACCCAGCTTGCAGACCATCTAAACGTGTGTCATCCAAAACACCTAAGACTACAGGTGAAATGTCTAAAGGCGAGAAGGCCAAGTTCAACAGAACTAAGACAAGTAGTAAGAGGATTAACTATAATCACTCGAGACGGAAGAAAAAACCCGTCCGTTCATCTCTACGTATTAACAAGTAGAGACGCATGACACCCAAGCATGGAACGGGGCTTGGATATATGGAGATTACCATGAAAGTAACATTCGTATATCGTGGCATCAAGTACACAAGAGTAATCGGTTAAGGCCGTACAGGGAGGTTCAAGTCCTCCCATCTCTATTGGAGAGAGCCCAGTACGCTGGATACCTTGATCCGTCTAGACGGTGGGATAGACCACAAAAAATGGCCAAAAAAAATTTCAGATCTGAGAAAAGTAAACAATATCATTCTTAGAAATGGCACAACAAAATAGTAATGAGCCATTGGCAGATTTAACCCAACTGGGTCAGGCCAATGGTTCCGGAGACAAGAGGGCACTATACCTTAAATTGTTTTCCGGAGAAATGTTCAAAGGCTTCCAAAGGAACACGATAGCACGTGACCTTGTAATGAAGAGAACACTTCAAAATGGTAAGTCTATCCAGTTCATCTATACTGGTAGAACAAAAGCCGAGTATCACACACCCGGTAACAGCATACTAGGTAACTCTGATGGAGCACCTCCAGTAGCTGAAAAGACAGTGACTGTCGACGATCTACTTATCAGTTCTGCATTTGTGTATGAGCTA